CATCATAATCTTGCATCTTTTTTCCAAGATTTTCTATATTTGATTCTATGTCGGATACAGAATCTACAAAGCTTCTTTCCATTTCTTTTATATTTAAGTCCGAATGGAAAAATTGAAGACCTTTAACACAAACAAAGGCTAAAGATTTTAATTCTTCAAAATTCTTAAAAATTTGTTTATTATAATTCCAAATGGCAGATCTATTTTCATAAAGAGATTCTTCAGATATAATATTATATTTTTTGAATGGATCATACATTATATCTAAATGATCTGTAAAAGAATCCAGTTTTTTAACAAATTTTTGCAAATTTACAATTAGATTTGCCGCAATCTTTTTATCAGACTCCGGAATATCCATTGTAAGTTCTATTGTTTGCGCTAATTTGAGAATACTCATGAGGATAATAATATGTAAAAAAATTATTAGATTTGTATGTAACCTGCCGAATCAACTGGAGCCGCAGCATTTGGAGCACCAGGGGCTCCGCTTGGATTTGAAAATGTGTTTGCAAATCCGGCATAATTATCAACTTGACCAGAATTAACACCTTGCATTACTTTTGGGAAATTTAATCTTAATATTTTTTTCAAAAATTTCTTTCTTATATTTGATCTTTTTATTATATTAATTTCAATATTTGCATTAGAAATATTAGAGTAATCAACTGGGGTTGGGTAAATTTCTTTATCCGGATCTATAAAATTAGATCTCCAAACCCAATTATAATTTGCTCCATCTCCAATATTTGATTTGTAATCATTTGTAAAATTATCAATTATTTTTCCATCAAAAACATTGTTTTTATCTAATTGTTCTTTTACCTTTTCTGGAGTCAATTCTTTATCAAAACAACCTAATAATTTATCCAAGGAATTTTTTGCTGTATTTGATATAAAGTTTCCATAACCAAAAACTTTTTCAACGGTTTCTTTTGCTTGACATGGGTCCATTTTCCCATTTCTTATTAACCAAGAAGCTACAGCAAAACCTGTTCTGTCAGCACCTTTTTGACAATGAATTAATATTGGAAATTCATTGATTACAGAATTTATTTTGTTTTTTAATTCGGAAGCTTCACCAACTGGACTGCCTGGTGTAATATTAAATATTTCATGTTTTATTGGTAAATTTAATCTTTTTAATTGTTCCGAAACTTCTTTTCCAATTATATTATCTAATGATACTATTTTTTTAATTTTATATTGCTTATAAGCTGCAAGAATATCGTTATCGGTTGGTTTTCCCGAAGTAAATATTCCATAATTTTGAAAAAAAGGATTAATCATTTAAATCCTCTTCGGTTATATTGCAATCTTTCATTGCTTGCATTAAACATATTTCTTCAAAGTTTTCAACTTCTTTAACAATACACTTATCAAAAATTGATTTATAAGATTTCATGAATTCTTTCATCTTCTTTTTATCATTTTTATTTAATTGTCTCATTACAAAAGAATATGTAAGTTCCATTATTTACCTGCAGTTTTGATAAAAAACTTTCTTTTTTGTTTTTCTATATCTTCATATGATAATTTTTCAAAACTTGAGTTTATATTATCACTTATTTTTTTCGATATTTTTGTATTGTATTTTTTATTAAACAATTCTAAAACTATATTAGAAACACCTATTGAAGCAGAAACTACATTTTCTAAAGAACCAGACATTGATGATATAACTTCTATATTTTTGCCATCTGATAATATTTCAGAATCTGACAACAATGTATTATCTAAAGCTTCTGCTAATATAAAACCACAAGATACATTATCTTCAAAATTTTCTGAAGATAATTTTATTTTAACAATATTGGTTGGCAATTTTTGTTTATAAACGGCTTTTTTAACAATAGATTCAATATCATTTGATGCCGTTTTCATACCAAGAAAAGACATAACTTTATCATAAATGTTTGACCAAAATCCAGGATCTTCTTTTTTTAGATTTTCTTTTGGAAATAATTCATCTCTTAATATATCCCTATCCAATTCTTCTTTTACAGGTATTGGTGGTAATTTTTGGGCCGCTCGAAGTTTAGAATCTACTCTTGACGTAACATCAGATACTCTTATTATTCCATCATTATCAGTGTCAAGTCCATAATTTCCTTCATATACCTTTCCATAAGTTATATTTTTTGTTATTTTTTTTGTACTATTTTTTTTACCAATTATTGTGTTTGGTGGATGACCAACAAATACGGGTAAAAAAGTTGCCATATATAAATCTCCAGGAGATTTTAATTTTCCAGCCCAAGGTTTATAAAACTTTTCAACAAAGTGCAATTGTTCTACATCAGACATCATCTTTAATTCATCTAAAGATGTACCTAATTGTTCAGCGGTAGATTTAACAAATTGTATTAAGCCCGTTGCTCCACCTTTTGGATTTACAGCGTCAGCTTGAAAGTTTGATTCAGAAGAAATAATTGCAGCAATCCAATTTGGATCTATACCCAATCTATTTCCAACTCTAACCAATTCCGTTAAGAATTCTTCCGATTTATTCTTTATGCCTGGAACGTTAGCAATTGTTCCAGCAGATTTTATTATTTTATTTTTTAAATTTGCAGATTTATGAATTGATACATTATCAATATATCTTAAAGAAAGTTTGTTTTCTGGATCAATTTTTCTTTTTGATAAATCAACCAAATAAGCATAAAATTGAAGTACAACATTTCCAGTAGATAATTTAAAAGGATTTGTGTGGATTGTTATCCATTCTTCGCCTTCTCTATTTTCATTTTTTGATGGAGCCGTTGCAGGTTCTACATTAATTATATTTCCTTCCAAAATTGCTTTTTCAATATCTTTTAAAGTTTGTGAATTTGAAATAATATCTAAAATTTCTTTTTTATCAATTCCTTTATTTAAAAGTTCATCGTTTAAATATTGAACCATTTTTTTCTTCACAGTTTCTGAAAAATATACAAACTTTTGTCTTTCTTGTTTTGGTTTCTCATATTGGGATCTTTGAAATTCATTTTCGGAAACTTGAATCTTTTTTAAAGATTCTTTATTTTTCCTCAATATGTCTGCTAAAGAAAATATTGACCATTCTATTTGTTCAATTGCATAATTATATAAATCAACATCTTTTTCTTTTATTGATTTATCAAATAAATCAAGGTAACGTTGTAATCTATCTGAATATATTTTTATTTCAGATGAAGTTTCCATCATCATTTGAATTTGCTCTTTATATTCAGAATCAAAAACAGATTTATACCAATTTTTTAATCTATTTAAAAAATTAGCCGTTTTAATAATATCATTCTTATCAAGAATTGATACTTCGGAAGCAAATTTTGTTATTTTGGCAAATTTTTCCATTTTTAACCTTTAAAAACTTCCTTGATTGTTTTTAATATAATATTTTTATCTTTTGCAGATTTTGGTGAAATTCCAGCTTCTTCCATTAATTTCTCAAAATCTTCATCGGAAATATCTTCTTCATCCCATGGAGTTGGAACTTTTGGAACTTCTTCATATTTTAACTTTTGACTTGGAATAAAAACTTCTTCTTCTATTTCAATATCTTTTTTATCTTTAAATTTTAAATCTTCTTTTTCAATTAAAATAGTTGGCATAAAGAATTTTATATCATTAGATTCAAAATCTTCAGCTTCACTTAACATGTTATCATCCGTTACTAACGTAACCGGTTTTCCAAATAATTCTGCTAAGTAATCTTCTGCTTCAACTAATTGATCTTCGCCAGTAAACATTCTTTGATCTCCAGCAAATACAATTAATAATTCATCAGCTTCTATAAAAGGAACCGCACCAATAGATTCATATGGTTTTGAATTTTTTATTTTATTTACCAAATCTTTTGATAATATTATATTTGATGTTTCATCAATTTTATCATCAATATCTTCTTTGTTTATAATTTGAACTTCTTGAGGAGCAGATGGTAACATCTTTGTTTTTTCAACGATGTCTTCTATTTTATTTAACGGAACTTCTAACTCTCCATTTTCGATTTTAATCTCAGGAAATAATAAAACTCCACCTTTTGGCTCAGCTATAATTTCATCTTCAATGACTATAACATCACCATCAGTGACTTCCTCTCCTTCAGTTAAGATCTCTCTCAATACAGAAATTACTTGGTTTTGTTTTGATTTGTTTATTTTTGAAAAATTATCAAAAAAATCTTTATATTTAGATTTTCCTTCGCCTTCAACAACCCCAGATACTGGTTCTTCTTTTTTTACAATAGATAATTCGCCAATGTAAGGTTTTGTAAGGTTACTTGAAATATCATTTATATATTTATAATAATCATTAACTTTTTCCCAAGGAATTAATTTTTCACCAATTTCAAGTTTTACAGATAAACCTTCATTAGATACTTCTGCAACTGGAACCCCATCTTTATCGTTTAATTTATCCCCAGGTTTTAAATCATTAGCTAATGTTGTAGAAGTCGTTTTCCCAAGGGTTGCTTGGTCAGATGGATTTAATTCAACAATTTCTTCTTTTGTTAATTTTTTATTTTTAACAACATTTTTCTTGACAGATTCTTTTGGTAATTCAGTTATGGTTTGTTGAGAGACTTCCCCAACCGCTTTTTCAACTTTATTTAAAGATTCTTTTGTTCCAAGTTCTTCGCTTTTTCCTATTTCTCTTGCTTTTGCAACCAAATCTTTTACAGATTGAATATAAACTGTATCAAGTACATTTTTGTATCTTGATTGAATTGCTTTTATTTTTTTAAATTCATCAAGCCATTTATCAATTTTACCACCAGCAACATATAGCCCCATTCTATCAAACATGCCAAGTAAAGAAGAAAGCATATTTGCTGTAGCAGAAACTGCCCTTCCAACCCCAGCTTTTCTTTTTGCAACTTCAGATGCAAAAGCTTTTTCTAATGGAGATCCAAAAAATTTCTTATATAAATTTTGAGCAAGTTGAGCTTCTTTGGGAAATACAGATAAGTCAGTTTCTGGTAAATAATTTAATTTTTCAGGAACTTCAAAATCTTTATCATAAAATTGCTTTATATCTTTTAAAGATGGAATTTCTTTGTCACCAGCAGTTATTATTTCAACCAAAACATCATTAAATTGATACATTAAAAACATTGCATCAACAAAACGATTGTTTTTATAATAATAATCAACCCCACCAACCAAATCTTTTACAGATTTTCCTGTTCTGTTTTCTCCAAGAGCAATACCTCTTAACACGGAATCTATATCTCTTAACTCTTCCATTTTAAGAGCAAAGTCTTTGAATAATTTTTCCTCAATCTTTGTAACAAAAGCACCAGGAACTCTGTTCCAAAATGACATTTGTTGAGAAATTTTTTTAAGCTCTTTTATGCGGTCATTTTTATTCATTCAATCCTCTGATAAATGCCATTTTATTCATTAAAGCTGCGGTTCAGGTGGCGCTTGGCCTGGTAAACCAATATCACCAGATGGCATTCCTAAATCCATACCAGGCATTTCACCTTCCTCTCCCGGTAAAGCTTCTTGTTCTCCAGGTATTGGTTTTTGTTTTCTTTCTTTTAATTCGGATATATCCGTTAGTGTTTTTAACTCTGACAAATTCAAAGTATCTAATGTTTCCAACTCTCTCTTTTGAAGAACTATATCTATATTTTCTTGCCTTATTCTTCTCATTTCTTCTTCATACTCTAAACCTAAAGATTTATATACTGTATGTAATGATACCTTTCTTGGCTCTGCTCCCAATAAAGTATTTAAATTGCCAACATAAGTTCCAACATCAAACATGCTCATGTGATTCCATTCTATCTCTGGAACTATTAGCATTTTCTTTCCATCTTTTACCTCATAAAAATCATGAATTTTAGATATTGGAGCAAATATTTTTCTTCTTAACCATGAAGATAACATGTTTCTAAATGACATATATCTTTGTCTTAATACATCCAAAGATACACCACCGTTTTCATATGTTATATCTCCACCCCCATCCATAACAACAGAAGGAACCATCAAACCTATATAAATTTCTTTTATTAATTGGGTAATGTCTCCTGATGTATCATAAATTCCTGAACCAAAACCTATTGGCTCAACTGTAACTGCATCATGGGTAAATATCTTGAAATTCTTATCCGCATATGCTTCTTCAAATGTATTTTTTAATAAATTTAAATCTTCCGGACCAGGTCTAAAATTATCAGATCCACCACCAACTTTAATTAACGTTAGTGGATTTATCATGCTATCAGCTTGAGCAAATTTACAATTTCCTTGAATTGTTGTTTTGTAATTTCTTCTTGTTATAAATAATCCGGTTGGAACTTCAAAACACCAAACTTTACCAGAATAAGGAATTTGTTTAATTACAGCTCCACCACCATTATTTCTATCAACTTTTTCAAAAGAACAAACCGTTGGATTTTTTCCATAATTTGTTGTTGACCAAAGAACTCTAAATTCTTTAACAAGTTTTCCATGTGATTTAACTGCTTCATAAACCCCAAGATTTGGAGCTTTCCCTGTTTTATAAACAAGTTCATAAACATCATTTGCTAATTGTTCAGAAACTGTTGAATAATAAAAGTTTTTAGATTTTCCATTGTATTTTGATAAAGATTCATTACCATCACCTTTAACCAGTGCATTTAACAAAATTTCCATTCTCGAAGACGAAAGATCAAAAACCCATCTTGGAAGTTTTTTGTATAAAGATTTTGTGTTTACATCAGTCCCAACTGAATTTATAAAATGTTCACAAACCCTCTTACCATTAATTGTTGCAGTCCATTTTTCTTTTGGACAATGTTCGCTAAACCCATAACCAGATAAAGAAATATAAGAATTGTTATTCTTATCTAAAATTTTAGCAAACTCTTCAAATGAAGATCTCATATCCTCATAGACATCACTAGATGTTAATTGGGTTACTCTTATAAATGCATCATATCTTCCATTTTTATAATTTGAATAAATACAACCCTCGGATACAATGTACCCAAGAACTTTTAAATAAAGATCAATTGGAATTTGTTTTTCACAAACCTCAATAAATTCTGGATCATTCCCAATATGGTTTGCCATTGTTTGAAATTTCCAAAACTTTTTTGTTTTCAACATATCTTTAGCTTTTATCTTTTCATATTTTGAATTTTTTATGTCACATTTTTCTGCCCACATATCATGTTCAGGTGTAACAAGTATATCAACTTTCTTTCCAATGAAATGCATCATATTTCCTTCATAATCAGAAATATGAAAATTTGTTGGTTTATGATATTCTATATTGTTATTTTTTGGATTCATGCAAGCAACAAGAATGTCATCTCTTAATTTTACCCCATGTAAATTACCACTATCATCTTTCCAAGTTCCAACCTGGTATCTATCACCTTCTTTAAATTGGCAAAATTCTAATAATTCATTTATTTTTTTATAACCAATGTTTGTTAAAACCTCTGTATCTTCCGAATAACACTCGCGAATCTTATCGAAGAGCATAAGCTGACGGAATACAGATACAGGTAATCCAGTTCCTCTTATTTCATAAGGTGCAATCTTTCTAGGAATATGAGATACATAAAAATTGCTCAAAGGAATATTTTCATTCCTTCTAACATGCTCAATTATATTTCTATCCAATTGTTGTCTTTGTTGTATATCGGATGGTTTATTTCCGTTAACAATTCTTTTAAGATTTTCATCAGGACGTAAAGATATTATGGGTTCTCCAGAAATTGTGCTTCTTTGAACATTTATGTAATCCGGATTTTGAATAACCAATCTTCCCCATTTACCATTTGTTTCATCCAATTCCGCATAAACAAACGCTTCCCCCAAAGTCCAAAATTCTTGCGCAACTTGAATGCATACATTTAATAAATCCGTCTCCTCAATCATCGTTTCAAAAAAACGATTTATTTC